ACTTGTGGATAAGTCCTTAAATCCTTGTCACATAAGCTTTACGTATACCCCCATGTAGTATATAATATAAGTATAAGTTACAAAAGATTGGAGGTGTCATAGATATGTATGCGATACAAGAAAAAAAATACCCCAAATTAGAGCAGGAACATGGCAGTGTTCTAGCACTAATTCAGGATTCTGATAATGGTATAAAACATGAAAAACTAATCTCATTATTACATAAACCGAAAAGCTATTCTAGAATGTTGTACCAAATTATCCGTGAATTGCGTTTATCGGGTTATCCGATTGGATCAGATAGAACTAAGGGATATTTTATTATTAAAAGTAAGGCTGATAAAGAACGTGCGATATATACGCACTTGTCATTAGCTGAAGGCAATAAGATGATTGCTGAAGCACTTGAAAAATTAGAAGTATAACAATCACAAGAAAAAGAGGTTATAGAATGAAAAAATTTAACGTATTAACTGATAAAAAATATTTGGAGATTGTCGCGAACATTGAAAGTACATTAAACGAAATTCCTATGCTCTACCGTAAGGGAATGAGAAAGGATGTAGCAATAGAACGTGTTCAACCTAAACTAGATACTTTGAAAACAGAGTTAAAGCAGTATGTTGTTGATAAAGAAAGAGAATTGCTTAACAATATCAACTCTTTTCAGGAAGTAAAGAAAGAATATGATAACCCGACACAAGAACTATTAAGACGTCAAGACTTTACAGCTAGACTTGGTTTAATGAGTGATCATGAGTTTATTAAGTATGTATCCGGTATTGATATTAACGAACTGAATGTGCATGACTTCAATCTTATTAATGAAAAGTATAACAAGCTAGGGGATACTTCTCGAAACGCTTTAATGCAATCAATGACAACGCTTAAAGAAAGTGTATTATATCCTCACGCTAATAATGATGAATATCAGCAACTTCAAGACGACTACAGCACTTTGAACAATATCACGACAAAACACGATGGTAATCCATGGTTATTAGACGACGCAGGTAACCCGATAATTTTTAATGTTGATGATCAATACAATGCATTATTAAAAGAATATAAATAATAAGTAAAACACTGACTAGCATACCATTATCGGTGTGCTGGTTTTTAATTGAGGGGGGAGATTGTATGAAAGAATTAACGCCAAAACAACATGCATACATTCGCAATTTGATTAATGGAGATTCGCAACGTATGGCCTATATAAAATCAGGCTATAACGTATCATCACTCACAAATGAACAAATAGATTATAAAGCACATCAATTATTAAAAGAACCTCACGTAAGGGCTGAATATAACAAGTGTATTGATGATTTACAACAAAGAATTTTAGATTATCAGGCGATGATTCACGTAATGGATCAATCACAATCGAATATGAAAACGCTGAAAGAATATCAAACAATCTAACCTGTGACCGATAAATATAATGAATTGCCCTGTTATTGCTACTCAGAGTGATTTACAGGGCTTTCATGCTTTAAGTAATGGAATTGTTTATAAAACTAAAATAAGCCCGTATAAAGCAAATACAGGCAAATAAAAGGGGTGTCTAAAATGCTGAGTGAGTATGAATTATTAACGAGGTTTAACCCGATATACATTGCAAATAAAACTGCTATAATCCGTGAACAGATTCAAGAAATGTATTATAAAAATGTGTCTGTGTGTCAAACGTTAGAAACAGGGGAATTTATATCACTTTCTTATCCGTTGGAAAACTTGGCCATTGATATTGTAGAGGCTAAAGATAGTTTAAGCAGATATGAAAAGCAATCTATTGAAAATCTGAATATGCTGAAAGAAGTCATGGATTCTAAAAGTAGATATGAACAAATCGAGATTATGAAATATTTCAATTCTAAGGGGATTTATAGACCGTTTAAATTGATTGAACAGTTACGCAAGGATTTATACGAATTAAGCGATAACGAGCGTAATAAACGCAATTCTGAGCGCCTGAAGGCTAAAGAAGAAGTTAAACAATTATTTAAGGAATCTGTAGCCTTATGATTAATTCTACTGAATACTACAATATAAGCGAAATACTGAAGGGATTCCCAAATATTAAGCGAGATATATTGGAATCAATCGACACACTCACAGATTTTTATAATCCTGAACCGAAAGCAACAATGGAAGAACGTTTAAAAGAAATTGATCTAGTGGGAAAATCAGTGCAATTTCACGATATTTTAAGCAAAGCAGAACGATTAAACGAATCAGAGGAATTAAGCGACAGGGAATATATGACCATTATTTATATATCTGAAGGCAAAACATATAAAGAAATAGGTAAAATTTTAGGGTGGTCTGAAAAGACAACGCAAGATTATTACCATGACATTATAAAAAAAATAGATAACTAACCTCACTGTGATAGTGGGGCTTTTTTATGTTCAAATCTATGCAAATAGAAAGAAAAATGATAAGAAATGTTAAGGTTAAATGTAGTTATACCAACGCATTGCCCTTATTTGCCATTTATAGCCCTTGCACAGTGATATTTAATACTTAATGAACTTAACTATCATAAAAGGATTAGCAGGTACAGGAAGGCCAATTAAAGCCAATATTTGAGGGGGTATAAAGCTTTAATTATCTTTAATTTCAGGGAGATTGTTTGGCGTTGTAAAATATGAGATAAACTCAGCGTTATCAATCAATAGCAAGGTAATTGTGTGCAAAATAATGCAAAATTATTAAAGGATTTTAAAATACAAGAATCAATTTTATTTCTTTACCAGTACGAGCGATTTTTTACGTACTGCCCAATTACATGCAAACTTAAATTTGCATTGATATTTTATAGTTCGTACCGTGAAAAAACACAAGGTAAATGGCAAGGTTATAGCAAGATTATAGCAAGATTCAGGAATAAAAATGACAAGGTTTAGACAAGGTATCGGTATTTTCCCGAGGCCATAAAAAGACCAAAGTATTGCCAAAGGTTTCGGGGGGAGATGTTGACTTATGTTGACCTTAAATATTATAAGGGCGCACTTACACACTCTGACAAATCAGTTGGCGTTTGTGCTGATCGTGTGGCATTTAATATAAGCTACATAGCCAAAACGACCACGCAGATTTAAAATGTACATTAATGTTAATTTTTCAGAGTTTTAAAACATGTTCAAAGCATTGATATATCTATGATTATCGGGTATTCAGTGTAAAATAAATCAACATTCTGCAATGGTAAGGTTTTGGGTAGGTAAACTGAACTAAGTAATATTTAGTTTAGGTAAGGTTTTCGTAAGGTACGACAAAAACACAAAGATATAAAAGACAAAATGTTGAAGAATGTTGAAGTCAAAAGCTGAAGTAAGGATTAGTTACTTCAGGTCAGAAACACTATTTCGACCCTTTTTCTAATTAATTACGCTAAAAATACTACTTTTTACTGTATTTTTATTGTATATGGGGCGTTAGAACCTCACAAAACCTCACATATCCTAGAAAATCGTGGTGTCAAAAACTTGTCAAAACCGTCTATATTCAGATTCTAAAATGTTAGCAAATGTAAGCATTCACGACTTTGGGAATATCACTATAAATGGGGTAGCAATTTGCGACCTCATACAAGCCATTTTAAGCGCCATACAGGAACGACTTTATTTTTAATAGTATTATCATGAATTATATTTTTGTTTGAAATAGATAGTAAATAATAAGCATTATAGGTAAGAGAACAATATAACTATTAGTTAAAGTGATTTATATAATTTTCACTAATGATAGAACTAAAAAAGAACCTGATCCAACAGATTCAATTATTCATTTTCTATTCATTTTTGAGTAAATCCAAATATCCAAAATAGCGTAAAATCAACGTTTGTATATTTGGCGTATAAACAATTATTTCCAAAATGCCTATAACCCTTGATACTATGCGATTCTCTAGTTTACATAATTATATATTATCGGAAGTAAAATATGAATTGGATATACATTCCAATCACAGGGGGGACCACTCCCTTAAATCAAGGTGGTGGTTTTTTGTTTAAATGGCACACTACAAAACGGTAATGTTTTTACTTTAGTCAATTAAAGTATATAACTATTTCCATTTCTTGTGGGGTATAACTATTGGAAAACTAGGGTGCAACTATTGGAAAATGTGGGTGCAACTATTGGAAACAGGGGTATAACTATTGGAAACTTTATGAGTTTGAAAAATGCCTTTCAACCTTACAGCCACAAGGGTTGCCAGGAATCGCTATTTTTCCTTAGATATATATATTATATATATATTTTAGTCGTTTGGCGCCTCCCTTTACAGGGCGCCAAGCCTCCATTACTGTGAAAGTATCAAAACATAAAGGTGGCGCAAAGTTATGGCAGTAACTAAAGATACAAAGATTTTAGAAGTAAATTTTAATGGTATACCTGAGGAACTAAAAAAACATGCTAATTGGTTGTTATGGAAATTAGGAGAACCGAATGATAAAGGGGTTAGGCCTAAACTACCTATGAATGAACATGGTTATATGTTTAGAAATTGGAATGACACAAGTAATTTGTATTCTTATAAAAAAGTGAAAGAAGCTTATGAAACTGGTAAATTTGACGGTATTGGATTTGTACCAAAAGGAACGGATATTATTGTGATTGATCTCGATAATTTAAAAGAAGGGGAACGTTTACCGATTGAAAAAGAAATAGCTGAATCAGGCGTAACTGAATTAAGTCCTTCAGGAACGGGCTTACACGTTTATTATAAAGGAGAATTACCTTCGCAATTAAAAGAACACGCTGAGAAGTTAAAAGGGCGCATGGTTTTGAATCATATAAGCCGACAAGGTAAAAATATTGAAATTTTTGCTATAAATACGGGCTACATCACTGTGACAGGTCAGTTAATCGAAACAGAATTTGACGATATTACAGACGACAATACACGAATGATGTTTGAAGCTATAGAATCAGAATATATTATACCTTCTCACAATGTCACTAAACGTCTTTCAGAGCCTTCTCAAGCGTTAGGAAGTAATCCACTAAGTGAATCTATGAGTGATAGTGAAATTGTGTCTATATTGCTTAATAAAGCTTATATAAAGAGCAAAGACTTACATGTATCAGAATTATATGGTGGAAACACTTCGGCTTATGGCGATGATTTAAGCAGTGCTGACCAATCATTGTTAAATGAGATTAGTTTTTACACGCAAGACCCCCAACAGATTGCTCGTATATGGTTAAACAGTCCACTAGGACAAAGACAAAAAACACAAGAACGCTCAGATTATGTTGAACGATCTGTTACTAAAGCAGTACAGAATAGGATTGAAAAAGGCAACGTATATACCCCTGTGAATAACTACAACATTAATATAGATTCAAAAAGCAATGTAACGCAAATAGAGGCCACTCAGACAATAATTCAGCAGTTAGAAGAAGAACACCCTCAAAAACAGGTAAGTACGCTTATACGCTCATTCTTTGAGGATATGAAGGGAAGTATAAATACCCCTGCTATATCTACAGGATTTGATACACTAGATAATATTTTAGACGGTGGATTGTATGAAGGATTATATTTTGTTGGCGCTATATCATCACTAGGGAAAACTACAATGGTTACGCAAATAGTTGACCATATCGCAAGCAATGGTCAAGACGTGATATTTATATCGCTTGAAATGAGCGCTAATGAAATCATTAGTAAAGGAATTTCAAGACTAACAAAAATTAATGCTGATCTAAACAACTTGCCACAGGATTGCATGAAGTCAGCCCGTGAAATTACCCGTGTAGAGTGGCACAAAGATTACACGGATAAAGCTAAAATGAACATTAGAGAATCAATTAAAGATTATCAGAAAATAGGGGAACACTTATGGATTCATGAAGGAATCGGGAACATTGGTGTAGAAGAAATAAAGGCTATCACTGAAGCACACATAAATAGAACTGGCACCCCCCCTGTGATTGTTATTGACTACCTTCAGATATTGGCGCCTTATTCTGAACGTGCTACAGATAAACAGAATACAGATAAAGCAGTATTAGAGTTAAAGCGTTTAAGTCGTGATAAAAAGATTCCTGTTATTGCTATATCATCACTAAATCGAATGAGTTATAATGACCCAATTTCTATGGCCTCTTTTAAAGAATCAGGGGCAATTGAATACAGTAGTGATGTATTGTTAGGCCTTCAGTTTAAAGGTGTAGAGAAAAATAAACAGTGGTCAGAAAATCCACAACAAAAGTTTGATGTAGATAAAGCAAAAGAAAAACAAGTACGCGAGATTGAATTAAAGATACTGAAGAACCGTAACGGTATGACGGGTGGCGTTGTAGATTTTGAATATACACCTAAATTTAATCACTTTGTAGATCGTGGGAAAAGAATTGAAGATTATAACATTCAACTAAATGTACCTGAGATTAGTAAAACTAAAAGAGCGAAAAGGGGTTAATTCATGACTGAATACGATATTATAAACGATTATTTAAATGTATTAGATTCCGTTGTAGATGTTGAAGCAAAGCAGGAAACGAACGAACAGATTATAGATAGACTATCTAAAGAAAACGCCCGTTATAAGTCAGAAAATAAGCAATTACAGGCTGATAAAGACGGATTGAAGCAACAATTACATGAATTAGCTACACAATATGAGAAGGCTAAGAATAGGATTCAAAGCAATGTAGAAGAATATTCAAAGATTCAGGAAAACAAAAAATATTCTGTGAACGAAAGAAAAGCGTTATTGAAGAATATCAAAGAAGGTACGCCTTACGATGAATTATTTGAACAGGCAATCAATTGTATTTATTTGATGATCAATGACAAAGGCTTTCTGAATCAAGCACGTAAGAACATGGAAAATCGGGAAGGGGAATAAACCCCTTCTTTTTTTATACAAAAAAACATACCCGTTATTGAGTATGTTTAGATATTGCCTGTTCTACTGTGATTGTACCTGATACAACTTGATCATATAAATCTTTATTTTCTTTTCTTAATAGCTTCATATCATCAACGAATTTTACAGGTACATCTAACTTTTTGGCGATTCCCTCAGAGCTATCAGACCAATTTTTATCATCAATCGTGATATTGAAATCTAACATTTCAGCAATGGATTGCACTTCTTTAAAAGAAAAACTATCACGAGTTAGTTTATTTCTCATTGATTGCTCTTTAATATCCAATTTTTCAGCCATATCCTTAATATTTAACCCTCTTTTATTCATCATCTCTTTAATAACTTTTTTACCACTCATTTAAACACTTCCCTTCTATATTTTTAATTGTACCACAAAATACTCAAATATGAGTTAAACCCTTTACATATATAAAAATTATGTGTATACTCAAAAGTGAGTTAAATAATTGATATATAAGGAGATGTTAAACATGATTAAAATGATTGTTAAATTAGTGTTTTACAGTTTTGTTTCTGTTCTAATCGCTGAGAGGTTCACAATGGAAATACACAATGCATACGGATTAATTTTATTTTTAATGCTAGGATTCGCAACGTATGAAACTATTAAAAATGATGAGGTGCTAAAACATGGATAATTTAAAATTTAGATTAGAAAATATTGAGGATAGTTTAAGAATCTTGAAAGAAAGAATGGATAATCTGAGTATCACTCATAATTGGTATGTAGATGATTATTTCACAACAGAATTAAAGACTTATGAAGATAGAAATATGTTTGCCTTTGGATTCTATGAAATGAAAATCAAATCTGAACAGACAAAAGAACTATTAGAGAAACATTCACAGGATATGACTGAGATATTTAAAGAGATTGAATTACTAAAAAACGAAATTAAAGGGGTATCAGATCATGAAGAAAAGTAATGAATTAGATTTTATAACACAAGTAATGGGAACAAGCGCCTTTTATGAGGGTGTACGTGTTGGATATAAAGAAGTATTGAAAGAGATTGAAGGAATCCCCTCTGTGACTGTAAAAGAGCAATTACTATTAGACATGTTAGTACTCAAAATAAACGATAAAATAGAACATGAATTCAAAGACGAAGCTAGAGCATTAAGCGAACTGAAACGCCCTAAAAAAACACTATTTAAGCGTATATTTAAGAGATAAAAAAAGACCACCCATTAATTGGGTGGTTTTTTGAGTAATAACAAGATTATTTTGTAATTAAATGATATATTTATAAATAGCCCTTTTGTAAGCCTACTCAATGCCATAATCCTTGTATCTTTATCGCAAGGAGGGTAGATAACTATGCGACATGTAAATAAACGTGAATACTCATCGACAAAAGGTATTAGCAACGACGCTAAAGCAGGACTGATTGGTCAAATAATTGGTTTCTGTGGCAGAGTCATTTCAGCATTAATAATTTCTAACAATTAATCTTTATTGAAGTAAGTTAATTGCTTAATGGTTGCGATAGGAAGGGTGTAACAAAGCAAGGAAAGTAATTAATGATAATTTAATAAAAGATAAACCCCTCTCTAAGTCTTGGCGGGCTAGAGAGGGGTTTTCTTTTTCTAAAAAAATGTGCTAATTCCTAGTACTTACCTTGAAATTTTACAAGATATTATTTGTTACACGATCTGTTTAAGAGTAGATACTATGCAACTCATCGACAACATAATATTATCATTTAACATTTAGTAAGTAAATATATATGAATATATTTTTACTCATAGTTTTAAAATTATTTTTTCCACTTCCTGAATTGCCAATAATTCATTGACTTAATTTGATCCAATTCTTTTCTTAACTTCTCATTTTCCTGCTTTAACGCCTGAACCTCATTTAAAGCCTTCTGAGATTCCGATTCTAAGCGCTTTAAATCTTCTTTAGTGGTATCTTGTCCGTTAATCGCATTTAAAAGGCGTTCTATTCCTGAATCAATTGAACTATTTACACTACCTGTGACCGTATCAACAATATTTTTTTGAACCTCAGTAATAACTGATAAATCCATAGTGTTATTAGTTGGTTCAGGTTCAGCACTTAATTGTTCTGCTGAATCCACACCTTCTTTATCTTTAATAATGACATATTGAAGAGATTCTTTAACAGTACCCCCCACAGATTGAAACCGTGTTAATGCTTCAACGATTAACTGTAAATCAAATTCATTAAATTGCCTTGCATTGTCTATTTTTTTGAATGTATATCCGAACGATTCCATAGTTTGAGCGTATGATCTAAGAGATGAAGCAGACACCTTTAATAATTCGCTTGCTTTTTTAGTTGTGACATAGTCAACAGACATAGACAATCGCCCCCAATCTCTATATTTTAAAGGGTTTAAGACGTTACCCAACAGAGGAGACAACCCCAACACTGTTGACGCTTAGCGTAACAGACCACCCAATAAGCGCCCAACAATGTGACCAACAGGCGCCCTTTCGTAGTATTATTACATAACGTCTGTTAATCGTAAATAAGTCTATAATAGTATTCATATATGTACGATATAGGAAAAACATGTTACAATTAATTTAATAAAAATATTATTGGGGGTTTAATTATGAGCGTTAAAACATACACTGTAGATGAAGTAGCGAAAATGTTAGATTGCACTGAAAGAACAATCAGGAATTATATTAAAGCAGGAAAAATAAAAGCTGTGAAAATGGGAAGGAAATATATCATTTCTGAAGATAATTATAAAAAATTTATCAATGGAGAAGATTAAACCTGTGGGGGTTATATAGGAATGGTTAAAAGAATAGATAAATACAATACGACTAAATTAAAAAAATACTACAAGGATTATGTTGAAAAATCTTCAGATTCATTAGAAGAATTATCAGCGTTTAGAGTTAATTATGAATATGGTAATTTCTTTGATACTAGCATTATAAAATATACGAATAATACAGTTATTAGTAAAGTAAGTGATCAATACATTGCCAAGCATGGTGGTTGGGGTAATACTTCGGAAGAGCAAGTACAAAAAATACAAACTATAAATGAAACTCTTAGAAATCACAACAATTTATTATTAGTATCTACTAAAAGAACATCAGACTACATTAGAAAGTATGCACGTATTTCTAAAACGTTAGCTGAATATATTGTGAAAGTGAACATGTTTACGACACTTAATTTTGATGAAGATTATTCTAAAATAGCAGAATTAATAACTTTAACGAGTGAAACATATCAACATGCACAGTTAGATTTAATCACGCTGAAAGCAATCGCATATTATACACCAATGCCTGAAATCTACCTTGTGATTGAGCAGTATCAAAATGAACTAGATTATCTATTGAATAAGTGGAATGAAATTGAGAATTTAGAAAAATATAATTTACCTAAATTTAAAGAAGAATATATTAATTTTTCAGAATTAATATATAAAGAACACGGCCATTTATTTAAAACTAGAGAACTTTTATTGCAAAATGTTGATTATTTTATTGTGAATTACCTTGAACATGAGTATGTAACAACGCCAATGGTTGAAGGTGGTGGATTTATTGACAAATAACGATTATAGAGCCTCGATTATTGTATCCCAAAAAAATGGTCACCCTGTAGCCCAATTTGAGAATGATTTACTTACTTTTAAAGATTCTGAATTAGCTACCTTTAGTTTTATAGACCAAACAGACGTTAAAAGAAAAAGTGTGTTGTCTAAGATTGGCGCTGAAGAAGTTATTATATCTGAAGGTAGCAGAACAATGGATTCAGCCACAATGAGAATCCTTGACCCCTCAGGTATTGAAACATCTATTGATAGACAAGATGAAATTATTTTATCGGGAATTGAAACATGTTTTCATAAAGAAGGTAACCCTAGCAGATTATCTATAAGGGTATCATCTTTAATCCGTGAAAGTTATTTCTATGATTCAGGTCAACCGATTAAAAATAAAGAATATAAAGATTTTATGGATAGATTAAGAAAGCTATCTTTATTTCAAATTAAAATTATGATAGCAGAAAAAAATAATTCATTCATTGATCCTGAGAACGGTCACGAAATGCGAATGATGAACGAACGCCTGTTAACTTATAAAGAAATTACAAATGAAATCGGTTCAGCTAAAGATTGGTTAGTTATTGATAGGCCTATAAGCTATTCTTACGCTTTACAAAAAGGTTGGTTTACCGAGGTAAACAAGTCTTTATTGACTTCAGAAAACAAAAGACAAACAGAAAAGTATAGGATTTTAAGAAGGTTTGTTGTTAAATCTATTGATCAGTATATAAGGGCTTACGTAAATTCTAAAAATAAAGATAAACTTTCTTATAAACCTGTAATATTGTGGGAAACGTTATTTTTTGAATGTGGTTATGCTGATAAAACACCCTCGTTTAAAAGTAAAGTTAAAGATATAGTGTTTGATATTTTCAAAGAATTGAAAGAAGAAAATAAATATATTTTATCGTGGGAACTTCATGAAGTTAAAAAGAAACATGTCGGTATTTCTTACGTGTTTAATCCTGAATATAAACATTAGCCAATCACAGACGATTAGCGCCCAACAATCGGCGTTAGTCGTCTGTTTTTGTGCACAGAAAAGCCCCTGAACCTTTTTCCATGATTCAAGGACAACACCACCAAAATGTTAAATAAACATAGTGTCATAGACAAATACGATACATATATAATTATATATCATACTGTGATTGTTTGCAAATATACCCCCTTACCTATACAGCTTAAAACATGCATAGGTATGCGATTATTAAAATAAAATTACTTGTGGATAAGTCCTTAAATCCTTGTCACATAAGCTTTACGTATACCCCCATGTAGTATATAATATAAGTATAAGTTACAAAAGATTGGAGGTGTCATAGATATGTATGCGATACAAGAAAAAAA